TTAAATGTTCTCGCTCTTCTTGAGGACGACTTTGCCAATAATCAGGCAATTGCCACCTTCGCAGACCTTGCGCGGAAACCGTTGCTGGTCAGGGTTGTCTGAGGTCAGCCACCATTTGCCCATATCGCGCGCAAGTCGTTTAACAACCGCTTCCCCCTCATAGTTGATCGCGAAGACCTGTCCGTCAACAGGCCGTGTGTCGCCAGTATTTACGACGACCAGGTCGCCACGGTAAAGCCTTGGCTCCATGCTTTCGCCAGTAACCTCGATAGCAAGCAGTTCGTCGGCGTTATAACGGTTGCGGACAATCCAATCCTCATCAAGATTGAACGACTGCGCCGCATCGGGGTCGGGGTCTGCGATGAACCCCATGATGCCAGCAGACAGACGGAGCCGTACTTTGCGAATTGCAACAATGCCGGGGCTGTCTTCATTAATTGGCTGTACGCGCAAATACTCACTTGCCGGCGGAGTTGCCGGCACCGGTGCCGGGCCAGCGCCATAGTCAAAGTAAAGCGGAGCCAAGGACAGGTCCTCTTCCAGCTTGCGCGCAATCTTCTCGCTAAATGCACGCCCGTCGCGGTAGGTCGGAGACAAGATTTGCGAAATGCGCGCTTCGCTCCAGCCGCTAGCGTCAGCCAGGCTCTTCCGAAGTCCGAAATGTTTGTCGCGAATAAGTGCGACGAGGCGTTCCCGCCGATGTTGATACATGTCCATCCCGGCATTAAACCAGAAATTTATCAAATGATAAATTATCAAATGCTTGACTTTGACTATATCAATTGATAAAGTTTCCGCATGAGACTACTTGATTATTTAAATAACTTGCCTATTTGGCAACGTTACGATCTTGCCACCCGGTGTGGAACCTCCTTTGACTATCTGCGCCAAATCGCTTATGGCAACCGCCAGTGTAAGGAGGCGCTGGCAATCAAACTCGAAAAATTCACGAACCGCGAGCTTACTTGCGAGGACCTGTGTCCTGGCGTTGACTGGGCATTCCTTCGGCAGGGGGGGCGGACGGGCGATCCTGCGTGGCATTTCCACAATCCAGAAAGCCAGTTAAGCGCATGCCAGGCTGCTCGCAGGAAGCCGCGAATGACTGAACTCTCTCATGACCCAGAACGGGCATTGCGATGAACTACTACCCGCATCACATCGGCGACTTTAATAGCGCCACGCGTCACTTAACGCGCTTAGAGCGGGGAATTTACCGCGACATGCTCGACATTTACTACGAGAAGGAACTCCCCCTGCCTGCCGACCAGCGCACCCTGTTTCGCAGGCTGCTGATTGTCGCGCCGGACGAAATAAGCGCTGCGCAGCAGGTGTTGGAAGACTTCTTTTCCTTGACGGAAGCGGGTTGGGTCAACGAGCGTTGCGACCGTGAGATCGAGGAGTATCGCGCGAACGTTCGAAGCGGAAATGCCGGTGCGCGTGCGCGAGCCTGGGGCGCGGCTGAGAAAGTGATCAAGTCTGGCTTCGAGGCAGGTGACCTCGTCTCTGCGGAGGCAAAGCTTGCTGAATTCGTGCGCAAGTGGGGCGACACGCCGGAAAGTTTGGCATGCGCTGAAATGGTTGGCAGCCTCAAGCGGCTGTCGCCCCGGTCGGGCTGTGACTTCGGTTCCGTTCGTCCGGCGACCAAACTGCATGGCGAATCGTTGGCGGTAGAAACGGGCAGCGAACTCGAACACACTGCGATTGATCCGCGAACCAATCGCGGTGTATTCGCGGATAGTTCGCGGATGCCTGGCGCTGAAACCAACCATAACCATAACCAGAACCAGAACCAGAACCAGAACCAGAACCAGAACCAGAACCAAGTTAGCCCCCAGCGACAGCCGACTCAGAATGAAGAGCACGCGCGCGGCGCTGTGGCTCTTAGTGTCGAATTCCGAAAGCATGGGGTGCGCACTCAGTCAGCGGACCCTCGTCTTATTGAAATGGCTACACAAGGCGTGACGGAAGCCACGATTGCGGCGGCCTGCGAGGAAGCCCGCCGCACCAAAGGCGAGTCGGTGAGTCTTGGCTACGTCAAAGGAATTCTTGAGCGCTGGTCGCGCGAGGCCGCGACGATGAAAGTAGCCGGCGCCAGGACGCCTGGGAGAGCGGTTGCCACAGGTTTTACCGCAAGCCGCGTGGCAACGATTGCAGGATTAACTGGAGAGGAAGCGAGCGATGCAGCACGTAACAACATCATCGACATCACCCCATCAGCCGTTGCCCATCACTTGGGTTGAGTCATTGTTCAAACGAATGTCCTTTGCGTACGGAGCACGATTCGCTGACATGTGGGCAGGAGTAAACGCCGGCGAAATGAAGGAATATTGGGCGGAACGGCTGGGCGGTTTGTCCAGGGCTGAATTGGCGACCGGATATCGGATGCTCGAAACAAGGGATAGGCCGCCGACCCTTCCTGAGTTCATCAAGCTTTGCAGGCCGAACCTTGACCCGGAGCTTGCGTTTCATGAAGCGTTGGAGCAAGGGGTTAAGCGGGAGCGATTCAATCCGAATGATCCTGACGTATGGTCGCACCCGGCCATTTATTGGGCATGGGTGAAGGTTGGCGCATTTGCCATGACACATCAAGGGTATGAGGTGTTGCGCCCGCGTTGGGTCGAAGCACTTCGCCATTACGCCGAAGAGCTGAATCTGGCGCCGGTGCCCATAAAGCGCCAAGAGCTACCAGCGCCGGGCAAAGCAAGGCTGCAGCCTGATCGAGCCAGGAAATTGCTGTCGCAATTGAACATGAAGGGCATACCGCAGCGTGCTGGCATCAGCGGGCAAACCGAGTGGGCGCATGCGATCTTGCAAAAGCATGAGCGCGGCGAATCCGTCTACATCGCATCGATTGAAATGGCTGAGCAGGCGCTGGGCCTGCGGTCATAGGTGAAGAACGTTCTGAATTTGGGCAGAAAGGGAATTTCAATGAGTGGAGTACTTGTTGTTGACGGAGTGGCTATGGTCGAAGAGTCGGTGCCGGTCGTGCGTAGCGCGGCGAGGAGGGCGAACGCGATTCCGGTCGCTGCGCGAGTAGAAACGAAGGCACTCGATTACTGCCTTGACGTTTGGATGCGCTGGCAGCGGCGCGACGATACGCGGCTTGGATGGCGGGGGCGCAGTGCAATCCTGCAAAGCGACTATGCGGAAGACGTTGAGGGGGACTCTGATGAATTGTATGAAGTCATGGAGACGCGCGTCGCAGAAGGCGTTGAGGCGATGATGCAAAGTCTGCCGCGCCATCTCGATTGGGCGATCCGCCGCCGCTGCAATATCGCGACAGTATGGCGCTTTCCATCCCTGGACTTCACCGACGTGGTGGGCGAGGCGGAGCGGGCATTGGAGATTTTATTGCGAAAGAATATTGCAACTCGGATTTACTTCGATTAGAATACACATCAGGGAAAGTCACGCCCGTGCAAAACAAAACCTCGCGTAAGCGGGGTTTTTTTTCGTCTATAGATTTCGGCGGCCTTGTGTGCCGAGTTGCCATCCCTGTCAATACAGCGGCCTGGAAGGCTGCTACAAGTGCCACGCTGGCGAACGCGTGAACGACGTCAACACCGTACCTGATCTGCCTTATTTGTTCCAAAACGCCGTCGCTTAACGATGGCGTGCAGACGTCTGCACAAAGCTTAGTAAAGAAGTGATCTTTATAAACCCGAGAGCCCGCCACCTGGTGGGCTTTTTTCTTTTCGAGGAATGCCATGGAATTCAAAGGCGGCACACTGAATGGACTCGATCATGGGGACAATCCTCGATTGGCTGCATGGTCGCATGGTTGCGCTTCTGGAGCGGAAGGAGGTGACTGCATGAACAGTCAGCGTCAGCTGATCCGTCACGCAGTGCGCGATGTACTCAACGCCACGCCATCGCTTGCTGGTCGGGTCAAGGCCTCGCGCACGTATCCGCTCACCGCGCAGAATTGCCCGGTGGTGCTGGTTTATACCGAGCGCGATGCGGCGACGAAGAGCAACGACTTCACACAACTGCGCGAGCTCCAACTGAAGATCATCGTCATTGTTCAGGCCGACGTCGATGCCGATGATGCGCTTGACGACTTGTGCAACGCGATCGAAGCACAAATCGAAGCGCAGATGAATAGCGGCTCGAGCTCTGTCGCTCAGCTCGCCAGCCTGGTGGACAGCGCTCACTACGTCGATACCGTTTTCACCTACCAGGGTGCTGACGGTCGCGCTGAACTTACGCAAGCGGTAATGCAGTTCAAGTTTTCCTATTACCACGAGCCGGCCCAAGGCTTCGACGACCTGGGCCAATTAAACGTGCGGTTCGATATGGCGAGCCCCCGCAATGACCCGCCAGCGCCGCACACACCCGACGGACAGCTTGATGCCCGTGCGGCCATCATCCTGCCATTCGGTCCATTAAAAGAGAGGAACCCTGTATGAGAGTTATCAATATTGTGCCCGTTGAAGGCCGACTGGTACGCGACCCGGCAACTGGTCGCGAAATCGAAGGTCCAACGCCGGTAGACGGCGACGACGGTTTTTGGATTCGCCGCCTCAGCGACGGCGATGTAGAGGAAGTGGCGGAAGCCGCTGAATCAAACGCTGCGAAAAAAGGAGCGAAAGCATGACGGTCAGTTTCAACCAAATTCCGGTCAATCTCCTGGCCCCTGGCCAGTACGTGGAGTTCGACAATTCCAAAGCCAATAAAGGCCTGACCGTGATGCCTAACCGCATTCTGGTGATCGCCCAGAAGCTCGCCAGTGGCACCGCTGCGGCAGATGTGCCGTTCATGGCCACCCGCCTGGCAGACGTCAGGGCCGCCTGCGGTCGCGGCTCGCACGCCGCACTGATGTACGAGGCGTCGCAAGGGGTGACCGATATGGTGGAGACCACCATCATTCCGCTCGCCGACAATGGCGCAGGCGCTGCGGCGACCGGCGCGATTGCCGTGACCGGCGCCCCGACAGAAGCAGGGTTGCTGAATCTGTACGTCGCCGGCGTGCTGGTCCAGGCGGCGGTCGCGGTCACCGATACGCCGACCATCATCGCGACAGCCCTGACTGCAGCGATCAACGCCAATGCTGACCTGCCGGTGACCGCTGCGTCGGCTGCCGGCACTGTTACCCTGACCGCCCGCAATAAGGGGACCCTGGGCAACGACATTGACTTGCGGCTGAACTATTACCCGCAATCGCAAAAGACGCCGGCAGGGCTGAATGTTGCGATCACGGCGATGGCCAGCGGCGCTGGCGACCCGTCGATTGCGGCTGCGATCGCGAACCTGGGCGAAACGCAATACAACACGATCCTGATCGGCCTGTCCGATAGCGCCACACTGCAGCTGATCGAGACCGAACTGGCGTCGCGCTGGGGTCCGTTGAAGCAGAACGATGGACGCGCGCACACCGCTGTCCGCGGTACGGTAGGCACCCTGAACACCTGGTCCAATTCGCGCAACAGCGAGCATGTGGTGGCCTGGTCGGTGGAGCAGGGCGGCTCGCCAATGCCGGTCTGGAAGCATGCTGCCGTTTGGGGGACCATCTGTGCCTATTACCTGGGCGGCATCGATCCGGCACGCCCGGTGCAGACCCTGGTGGGTCCTGGCCTGCTTCCGGCGACGCAAGAGAAGCGTTTTACCAGGGCGGAACGCAACAACCTTCTTAGCTACGGCCTGGCGACCTTCATCGCCGATGCTGGCGGCAACCTGATGGTCGAGCGTGCGGTGACGACTTATGTGCATAACAGCGGCGGTTTCGTCGACCCCAGCTACCGCGATGCCGAAACGATGTACACGCTGTCTTACCTGCGTTACAGCGTGCGGGCGCGCATTGCACAGAAGTTTGCACGCTACAAGCTGGCGAACGACGGTGCCAACTTCGCGCCCGGCCAGGCGATCGTTACCCCGCGCACCATCCGCGGCGAGCTGATCGCCCTGTTCCGCGACTGGGAGGAAGCCGGCCTGGTAGAAAACTTCGACCAGTTCAAAACCGACCTGATCGTCGAACGTAGTCAGACCGATGCGAACCGTATCGATGTGCTGCTGCCGCCCGACCTGATCAACCAGTTCCGCGTCTTTGCGGCCAAGCTGGAATTCCGACTGTAATCAACCAATTGGGCCAGTCTAAGGCTGGCCCATTTTCTTAAGGAAAAATCATGGCAAGCAAGAAATTCACTGGCACGGCGTATATCACCCTCAATGGCCGCCGTATCGGCACCATGCCTGGAAGCGGCAAACTCAGCCCGGGCGGCGTCGTACGTACTCCCGTGACGATTGACGGCGGCGTGACCGGCTATACCGAGAAGCCGCAGCATGCAGAGATCGAGTGCGAGATCGCTATGAGCGGTGATGTCGACATCCTGGATATCAACAATGCGACCGACATGACGATCATGTTCGAGGCTGACAGCGGTCAGGCATACGTCGTTCGCAATGCGGCCGTTACCGAACCGTTGAAACACGAAGCCGAGAAAACTGCGGCGAAGTTCTTCGGCTCGAAAGCGGAGGAAGCGTAAATGGAAAACCAAGACAACAACGCCGCGAACGTTGTTCGCCAACAGACCGGGCAAGTCATCCCGTTCCCATTGACCTACCCAATCACGCTCAAGGATGGAACCAAGCTCGAAGTCCTGCAGCTGCGCCGCCCCGTTGGTCGCGAGATGCGCAACATCGAGGTCACGGGGCGCAAGCCTTACGACCTGACGCTCCAGATCATTGAAGCGACATGCGGCCTTACCCGCGCGGAGGCGGATTCGATTGACGGTGGCGACGTTACCGCAGCGATGGAGTTCGTGTTGCCTTTTTTGGAAAGTGGCACTGGCGCGAAGCGGTAAAGCTGATCGCCTGGACGTTCCGCTGGACGCCAGAGGCGATCATGAATCTCGACACGGCGGATCTGGACTTCTGGGCAGATATCGCCCAGGAGAAGTACGAGGCGATGAGATAGTCAGTATCGTCCTGAAGAAAGGTGTTAGACATGAATGACCGTGTTGAGATTGTCATCGCCGCGCTGGACCAAGCCAGCGCGGTGATCATTCGGATTACCAACCGCGTGGAAGAGCTCGAGGCCAAGAGTAAGCTCGGCAAAGCGTGGGCTAACCTGCAAAAGACTGAGGGTTTGGAAAGGGTCAGCGGTGCTCTGTCGAAGATCGGCGGCAATCTGAAGGCCATCGCGGGCTTTGGTAATGCCGCCGCAAGGGTCGTTTCGACTGCGCTAAACGCCGTCGATGACTTCGCCGATTCGATGGCCAATGCCGGCATAAAAGGCGAGCAGTTGGTGGAGATCAGCGCCCTGCGCGACTATCTGGGGCAGTTCGGCGTTTCGGCTGAAGACTCTTCTGCCGCGATGCAGGAGCTGGCCAGCAATATGAGCTCGGCGGTGGCTGGGGGCAAAGCGGCACAGGCGGCGTTTGCCGCCACGGGCATTTCGATGGCGGACTTGAAGTCCAAGACGCCCGTTGACGTGCTGAAGAAAATGATGGAAGTCTTCAGCCAGAGCGACAAGTCTGGCGCCAAGCTGAAGATGCTGCAAGCGCTCGCCGGCAAGAGCTCTGTCAAGATGGCCGAAGGCTTGAGCCAGGGCGTTGAGAAGTTTGAAGAGTACAAGCAGCGCGCCAAGGCGGCTTTGCTGACTGAAAAAGATTTCGAGGATGCTGGGAATGCTGCCGACAGCATGACCCGCATCACTGGCCTGATTGGCCGAGCAGCACAAAAGATGGCGGCGGTGGCTGCTCCCAAGTTGCAGGTTCTGCTCGATCGGGGGGAGGCTCGCCTGCTCGAGTTAATACCGAAGCTGGTCGACTGGATGGACCGCTTCGTCAATTCCCTTGACGTGGACAAGGTCGTGGGATTCTTTGAAGGTGTGGCCGACGTCGTATCGGGTGTCGCATCGGCACTTCGCTGGTTAATCGACAACACAAGCGCCACAACACGCGTTGTGATGCTGTTGGGCGCAGCGTTTGCACCGACGCTTGCTGCACTGTTTTCTATCGGGACTGTTGCGCTGCCGCTGGTGAAAGCCGGACTGTTGGATCTTTGGGCCGTAATGATGGCCAATCCCGTCGTGGCGATCATTACGGCGATCGCTGTCGGCGCGTACCTGATCTATAAGAACTGGGACGGCATCGTCGACTATTTCGTCGGCGCATGGGACCGGATCAAGGCAGTCTTTGAAGTCAACTTCTTCGACGGACTGATTCAGCTTTACCTCGAATCCTGGCAGGCGCTCGGCAATGGGATTATCGGCGTCATCAAGAGCATTCCTCTGGTCGGGAGTCTGGACATCGTCAAGAACATGTCCCTGCTCGACTTTGCGACTAAACGCGCTTCTGACGCTGCGAAACATGCGGAGCCGTTCGCCGGTCCGTTCGCAGAATCGGCGACTAAGGCAGGCCGCGCCGCCATGGTCTCGAAGCTGGACATTGCAGGGATGCGCGCAGGGGTGTGGTCCGGCGCGGCGGCGGTGCGCGCCGACGCTCCGTCAGCCATGCCTAGCCTTGGTCTTGGGGCTGCTCAGGGCAACAGCAACGGGTTATCGGCGACCCAAACGGTCAAAGATGGCGGCGGGAAGACGGAAGTCGGTGGCCGTATCCAACTCGAGATCCTGGGCGCGGCGACGAAGGTGCGGCAGTTGTGGAGCACAAACAACGCGGTGCCGATTGAAGTATCGGCTGGGTTGTATGGCCTGGGCGCCTGACCCCGGACTCTTGCAGTTTTCACTTTTCCTCCTATTCTTTTTGGACTTCTTATGACTTGGCGTGATCAATTACAACCCGCGTCGTTTCGCGGCGTTCCATTTGACGTGGTCGCCGGCAGCTTGACCGCTGGCCGGCGCCTTGCACGGCATGAATACCCGCAGCGTGACTTCCCCTATTTGGAAGATATGGGACGTCGCGCGCGCGAGTACAAGGTCGAGGCGTACGTCATCGGTCCGGACTACATGTCGGGCCGTGATCAGTTGCTTGCGGCAATTGAAGAAGAAGGGCCTGGGCAACTGGTGCATCGCTACTACGGCACCAAACTGGTGGTGGTGGCTGAGTGCGAGTTGAGCGAGTCGACCGAGTTCGGCGGACTGGCGAAATTCACGCTGCATTTCGTCGAGTCTGGCGAACAGGCGCAACCTACGGTCGGCATTGACTCGGGGGCCGAACTGCTGGAAGTTCAGGACGTGGCTTATGGCGCGATCATGGACGATTTTACGCAGGAATTGTCGGTTGATGGACTGCCGAGCTGGGGTGTCGGCGATATCCTTTCATCCCTCGACGCATTTCTGGCGCTTGATGACTTCAGGAGGAGTGCCGCAGCGACTACCGCAGTGAGGGCAAGGCTTGGAAGCCTCATCGAGGAGCCGCGCAGTTTGGCATTGGAACTTATCGGCCTGGTGCGCTCCGTTGACCGGGTGACCGGCATTCTGGAGCGGCCTTATGTCAGCGCGAGTGCCAGCGTTAGCGCCGGTCCGGGGCAATCGGTTCGAAGCGTGGTGCGTCGTCAGCAGGCCGTGTTGACCTTGCTGGTCAAGCGCGCTGCCTTGGTTCGGTACGCCGGCCTCGCTTCCGGCGCAGACCTTTCGACAGCGGTCGACGTGCAGACGGTTCGCGCCGCTATTCTCGGATTTTTTGATGCGCACGACTACGCGCCCGGGGCGCCGCGCCCATCAGCGACAGTTGCCACTGCGCTCAAGGCCGTTCGCTCAGCCGCTCTCGTGCACCTGTCAAGGCAGGGCGCAGCGCTGCCGCGGACGTACTCCATGCAATTGCTCGTGCCACAGCCAGCGCTGGTGTTGTCGTATGCGCTGTACGGTGACCTGCGCAATGACGACATCGTCAAGCGCAACGCTCTCCGGCACCCCGGCTTCATACCAGCCGGCGTGTCACTTCAACTCGCGGCGGAATGATGAATGATAATAAATTGACGCTGCATGTCGGCGGCCAGGTATATGGCGGCTGGAAGATCGTGAATGTCCGGCATGGCATTGAGCAGATTGCCGGAACCTTCGAGATTGCCCTGACCGAGCGTTGGCCCGACCAGCAGACGGCATGGGCGATCCCGCCGGGGGAGTTCTGCGAGGTCAGAATCGGCGCCCATGTGGTCATTAATGGCTACGTCGATTCGGTCAACGTTTCTTACGACTCGAACGATCATCGGATTCAGATTAAGGGCCGGGACAAGACGGGCGACCTGGTCGATTGTTCGGCGCCCAGCCAAGCCTACTCGGGGCTGACGGGCAAGCAGATTGCCGACCGGCTGTGCGCTCCCTTCGGCATCAAGGTGTACGACGAGACGACGAGCGCGAAGAAGCCTACGGGACAGCAAGAGAAGAGCGGGAAGACGGCCGCCCCGCCTGATTCGCCGCGTGTCGAAGGATGCCTGCCCAAGTTCGCATGCCAGAACGGTGAAACGGTGTTCAGGGCGCTGGAACGACTCGCCCGCAATGAAGCAGTGCTGCTCGTTTCCGATCACGAGGGTGGCCTGCTGCTGACGCGGGCGGGGCGGGCTGGCCGTATTGCGGTGCCGCTCGAGTTCGGCAAGAACGTGCTGTCGGCAAACCTCGAGATGTCGCACGCGAACCTATTTTCAGAGATTACGGTCAAAGGACAGGCGAGCGCGCAGGAGGTCGACGACGTCGGCAAGCTCGAGGCGGTCATTTCCAGTAAGACGACTGTGAAGCGTGCGGCAAACGGGACGAAGACCGGCAACAGCCAGATTACCCGGTACCGCCCACTGATCGTGGTGTGCGAATCGCAGGCTGATGCGGCACGCATCCGGCAGCGCGCTGAGTGGGAAGTTGGCAACCGGGAAGCGAAGGCACGCAAGTATGTCGCCACCGTTCAGGGCTGGTATCCGGATCCGATGGGCGATGACATTTGGCGCATCAACAGCATGGTGCGGGTCGTTGATCGCCTCAGCCGCATCGACGAGGAGTGGCTGGTGGCTGCGATCACGTTCAAGCTCGACGAAGGTGGCACGACGGCAGAGATTGAGCTGACCAGTCCGAAGGCGTTTGACCAGCTGCCGGAAATTCCGGAGCCCAAACCAGGCGCCAAGGACGCAGGTAGTAAATTTGAGAGGGCATGATGCTTGAAGCGATTGAAAAAATGACAGCCGCCGCGCGCGGCAGGGCGGCGCTGATGGTCGGACGCTGCATTCTCAGGGCAATCGGCGATGGTAAGGCGGTGCAGCTGGTGCAGGCGCAGTTGCTTGCCGAAGAAGTGCATGACGACGTCGAGCGCATCCAGGAATACGGCTTCACCAGTGTGCCGAAGCCTGGCGCCGAGGGGGTCGTCGTGTTCGTCGGCGGCAATCGCGATCATGGCCTTTTGATTGCCGTGGAGGATCGCCGTTTCCGTCTCAAAGGGCTGGCATCGGGGGAGGTGGCCGTCTACGACGACCAGGGCCAGAAGGTACACCTCACGCGCGCAGGCATCGTGATCGATGGCGCCGGAAAGGACGTGACGATCCAGAACGCCCCAGTGGTGCATGTTCCGCAAGACCTGACGGTTGGGCGCGACATCATCGCCCAGGGCGACGTCATTGACCATGGCAGCAAGTCGATGGCAGGCATGCGCCAGACCTACAACGCACACCGCGGTCACAACCTTCCAGGCGCGGTACCAGATCAGGGAATGTAGATGGATATCCAAACCTTTTGGGATGCCACCGGCGTGCGCGGCGATTGGCGCCTGGCCGCTGCTGGCCAACTCTCCGCGGAGCAAGATCTCAAGACCGCCGCATTGATCTCATTGTTCACCTGGCGCCGCGCGCGGGCCGACGACAGCTTGCCTGATGAGGCTGGTGGACGTAAAGGGTGGTGGGGCGACGCGATGACGCGCCGGCCCATCGGATCCAGGCTTTGGCTGCTCCAGCGCGAAAAGCAGACCCGGACCGTGGTCCAGCGAGCGAAGGAGTACGCGGACGAAGCTTTGGCGTGGCTGGTGGAGGACAAGGTGTGCACGCGAGTCGAGGTGATCACCGAGATATCGGCCCCCGGAGTTCTAGCGCTGCAATGCACCTTCATACGAGAGCGCAAGCCGAATCTGAAATTCCAGTTCGACTTTGCATGGAACAACCTGCAACTAGCAAATACTTAACATGCCATATTCCAGACCAGAACTCATTGAACTTCGCGACACAGCGTATGCCGACATCGAGCGCATCCCTGGGGCCGACGCCAGGCTGGCGTTCGGTAACTTGAATGTGCTGGCGCATGTCCTGGCAGGGGCAACCGATGGCCTGTACGGCTACGTCGAGTGGTTGAGCCGTCAACTGTTGCCGGATACTGCCGAGGAAGAGTACCTTGATCGGCACGCATCGATCTGGCTTGAAGACGGCCGCAAGCCGGCCAAAGCATCGACGGGTGGCGTGATCGTCGAAGGGACGGTTGGCGTCACTGTGCCAATCGGCACCCAGTTTGTCCGCGGCGACGGGGTCCAATTTTCAACCACGAGCGAGATCACGCTGGTGGCGTCGACCGCAAGCGTGCAAGTACAGGCGATGACGGCCGGCGCAGTGACCAACACGGCGGCCGGCGCCAAGCTGACGCTCGTCTCGCCGATCGCCGGACTATCGAGCCGGGGCACGGTCGATCTTGCCGGATTGGTCGATGGCTCCGATACCGAAAAGAATGCCCAGCTGCGCGGCAGAATCCTGCAACGGATTCAAGAGCCGCCCCAAGGCGGCAGCAGCTCAGACTACGTGAAATGGGCAAGGGAAGTGCCGGGTGTAACGCGGGCATGGGTCTCCCCGCTGGAGATGGGGCCAGGCACGGTGACGCTACGATTCGTGCGTGACGGCGATGTTTCGCCAATCCCCGATCCGGCTGAGATTGCCGTGGTACAGGCGTATATCAACGCGCGCCGTCCCGTCACAGCGGAGGCGTATGTCGTCGCTCCAGTCGCAAAGCCTGTTCTTTGTCAAATTCAGCTCACTCCTGGAACCGCCAGCGTCAAGGCGGCTGTCGAGGCGGAGTTGCGCGATCTGATCCTGCGCGAGTCTGCGCCAGGGAAGACGCTGCTGATAAGCCATATCCGCGAGGCGATCAGCATCGCCACCGGCGAAGAGGATCATGTGCTCGCCCAGCCCGCTGCAAACGTCATTCACGGTATTGGCGAGATGGCGACATTCGGAGGAATTACGTGGACCTGACCAAAGAGGACTATCAGCGGCACTTGCTGCAGCTTCTACCGGAGGGACCAGTCTGGCCACGTGACCCGGACACCCTGTTGGCAAAGGTACTGGGCGCTGCAGCCGAGAGCTTCGCACGCCTTGACAACAACGCGGCGGCCTTGGTTCGAGAGTTCGACCCTCGCGAATCCAGTCAGTTGTTGCATGACTGGGAGCGAAACGTGGGGCTACCGGATGAATGCTTGGCGCCCGCGACAAACGTTGCGGAGCGTCGACGGCGGGTGCATCAAAAGCTAGCCAGGCAGGGCGGTCAGTCGACCGCCTTTTTTATTTCTTTATTGGCGTCGATTGGCTACCCGGGATGCACGGTTACCGAGTTCCGCCCGTTTCGCACGGGCAGCAGATGTAACTCTGGCCTGCACCAAGGTGGATGGCGCTACGCATGGCGGGTCAATGTGCCGGTGGCCGCCAATGTGAAGTACTTGAACGTGAACGGACGGGCGAACGAACCGCTCGCATCGTGGGGCGACGCCGGCCTTGCTTGCCTCCTGGCGAAGTACAAGCCGGCTCACACAATTGTCTACATTTCTTACGCGGAGGGTGCATGAAGCGAATTTCTACGTCGACCAGATTGGTCGACAAATTTGGTGCAGGTAAGCACGGTTTTACGAACGGGAATGCAGTTGCCGGTATCCCGGCGACTGACTTGGAGGATACCTGGTTCGACAATGTACAAGAGGAGTTGTGTACTGTGATCGAAGCTGCGGGAATTGCCCTGGATGGCAACGGCCGTGGGCAGTTGCTTGCCGCGCTGCGTTCTGCGGGCGTGTTTCCGACACTCGCGCTCGGCGATCAGTCTTCCAAGGTGGCGACAACGGCCTTTGTCAACCCGGGCCATTCGTTGTTGGGAAATGGTTACAAGAAACTGTCGTGCGGGCTGATTTTCCAATGGTTCGGCGTTTCGACCCAAGCAAATTCGGACTTTGGCATTACCTTCCCAATCATTTTCCCAAACCAATGTTTTCAAGTAATCGGAAGCTACCGAAATGACGGTGGCAGCCAGCCTGTTATCGCATCGTTTGGGTTGCTGTCAAAGACCGGCGTGAATGTTGGTGCGTGGGTCTCGAACACTGGTCTGCGCGCGGGCGCTCAAATCTATTGTTTCGCTATCGGCTTTTAAGGAATCAAGAAATATGAAAACTCGTTATTCGATGACCACGGGCGGCTTTTACCCGCTTGAATTCGACTATGGCGACGATCTGCCATTGGATGTGATGGAAGTTCCTCTGTCCGATTACGAAGCGGCGATGGCCAGGCCGATAGCTAGCTCCTTCGCTTTTGTGAATGGGCAACTGGTCATCACTCCACCGCCGCCAACGCCATTCGCAGTGCTGCGCGACAGCATTTTTTCTGAAGTGCGCGCAACGCGCCAGGAAATCCTGGGTGTCATCTTGCAGATTGGATGGGTTGCGGATAAGGCAGGTGACGTCGCCATGGTGAATGCAGTCCTCGCTGCTCGCCAAGGCTTGCTCAACATTACTGAAGCGCCGGCGGTACTCGAAGCCGCGAAGAGCGAAAGCTATGAAGCCCTCCACGCAGCTGTGAAATTGGAGTTGAAGTCCATCGCCGGTTCTGCCCCAGAAAGCTTGCGCGGAGCATTCAGCATTGCGGAAATTCGATAGCCGCTGACCTCTTCGAGCGCAGTAGTGCTCATCCGCCTCAGCACCGGCAATTCAACAAATGTGCCAAAAACTTCTGGTTCATGTTTTTATCAAATGCAGCTCAAGCCGGGAGCCGCTAGCGTCAAGGCGGCTGACTGGTCAACGTGCAGGTGGCTGCCAATGTGACGTATTGGAACGTGAACGGGCGGGCGAGCGAACCGCTCGCATATGGCGACGCTGGTCTTGCCTGCCTGCTGGCGAACTGCCAGCCGGCTCACATAATTGTCTACATTTCTTATGGAGGAACCGCATGAAGCGGATTACGACGGCGACCAAATCGGTCGACAAATTCGGTGCGGGTAAGCACGGTTTCACAAACGGGAATGCCGTTGCAGGGATCCCGGCAACAGATCTGGAGGATACCTGGTTCGATCACGTGCAGGAGGAACTTTGTACTGTGGTCGAAGCGGCGGGACTTGCCCTGGATGGAAGCAGCCGTGCGCAGCTGCTTGCCGCTTTGCGTTCAGCGGGTGTATTTCAAACGCAAGCGGTCGGCGATCAATCCGCCAAGGCGGCGACAACGGCCTTTGTCAACCAAGGGCATTCGTTGTTGGCGAATGGCTACCAGAAACTTCCAAGCGGATTGCTTATCCAATGGGGCAGTGTTGTTACAAGCGTGAGCGGTGACGTGGCAGTCACATTCCCGGTTGCTTTCCCAGCCGCGTGCCGCTCGATCACATTTGGCCACCTTTCCATGTCGTCGTTTGGGGGAGTCGGTTCGAATGGTTCCAGTACAACCGGATTTATTTGCGCTGGGTATAACCCGTCAGGCCGCGTTTCCATTGATTCGCGCTGGATGGCTATTGGACATTAAGGAATCGAAGTGGACATTAAAACTCGTTATTCAAAGACTACAGGCGCTTTCTATCCCTTCGATATCGATTATGGCAACGATCTGCCAGATGATTTGGTCGAGGTTCCGATTGCCGATTACCAAGCAGCGATGGCTAGGCCAATGGGTTATTCCTTCGCATTTTTGAACGGGCAGTTGATCATCGAGCCTCTGCCGGAGGCACCGTTCGTTGTGCTGCACGATAGCTTCATGTCCGAGGTGCGTGCGACGCGCCAGGAAATTCTCGGCGTCATCCTGCAAATTGGCTGGGTTGCAGACAAGACGGGCGACGTTGCGATCGTCCATGCTGTCCTGGCCGCACGCCAAGCGCTGCTCAAAATCACTGAAGCACCTGCGGTCTTGGCCGCAGTGAAGAGCGAAAGTTACGAGGCTCTGCGCGCAGCAGTGACGTCTGAATTTAAGGGCATTGCCAACGCTGCACCGGAAGTTCTGCGCAGCGCTTTCAACATCAAAGCGCTTGATTGCCGCTGACTTGGAGGGGCGCAGTAGTGCCAATCCGCTATTGCGCCTTAAACACAACAATCCGTACGAAAACCTCAATGAAAGAGAACATGTCAATCGAAACCACTGCCGGCGGAGCCCTCATTAAAATTTTTGGCGTCCCCGTCCTTGCTGGGGCGGCAGCAACCGGCCTGGCCTTCTTGTTCATGTGGCCCAAGTCGCTCAAGGAGGCTGCAATCCGGTTTGCCTGCACGCTTATCGCTTCGGCGGTTGCGGGGCCATTCCTGGTCATTGCCGTTCACAGCTGGTGGCCAAGCCTATTTGCATCCGCAGGGCAGTTGGCTGCCCTAAATGGCCTCCCACCTGAAATGGGCGTTTTGTTCGTCGCGGCCCCGTTTCTTGTCTTGGCTGGTCTGCCTGCTTGGTGGATTCTCGGAGGCCTGGTTCTTTGGTTCGAGCGGCGCAGTGGCAAGGATCTTGCCGAGATCGCGCACGATGTGGCTGCAGCCGTTAAAGATGTCAGAGAGGTGCTCTGATGGCGCCGAACGAATTCATCGCGGAGTTACTGCCCGCTGCGCAAGCCTGCCATCGCAGCAGCGGCATTCCAGCCAGCTTCACGCTGGCCCAAGCCGCACTGGAATCCAGCTGGGGGGCACGTGCGCCGGGCTTCAACCTGTTCGGCATAAAGCCGGGACCGGGCTGGAAGGGCGCGACGGTGCTTGTCGACACGCATGAATATGTCAAAGGCGCGCGCGTCCAGGTCACATGCGCGTTTCGCGCGTACGACGGTTGGCTGCATTGCGTGCAAGATCACGCTGCCTTTTTCAAACTAAATTCGCGTTACCGCAAGTGCTTCCTTGAGACGTCGGGCGAAGGCTGGGCCCGGGCTGCTGCCGCAGCCGGATATGCGACGGACCCTGCCTACGCCGATAAGCTGATCGCTATCATGCGAGGCCGGGGGCTGGCACGGTTTGATGGCCCGGCTGCAAACGTGCTGCCATGATGGCGACGATTCAGCGTCTGCTGTGCGCGATTGTACCGACTTGGGCCAAGTGGTCAGGCCTCGGTGCTCTATGCATAGCCGCCTATGGGCTGGGGCGGCTGCATGAAGCCCGCAAGGGGGCCGATTCGATGTCCGATTACGTGGCCGAGCAGGCAGCACGCGCCGTCGACATCGGACGGATGCAAACGAAGGTGTTTGTCCAGACTGAAATCAAGTATCGCGACCGCATCCAGAAAATCTACTTGAAGGGGGAAGAAATTGAGAAGCAAGTGCTTGCCTATGTCACTCCGATTGATGACGCTATGTATGGCGTCAACGCTGGCTTCGTGCTGTCATATAACGCCGCCTGGTCCGGTGAGCTTGCCGGACCTGCCACCAGCGCTGACCGTGACGCCGCCGGAATTCCGCTTGCTGAAGTCGCAGAAGCAGACGCCTACAACGCCACCGTCTGTCACGCCTGGCGTGAATTAGCGCAAGGCTTGCGAGAGCATTACCAGAAACAGCAGGCGATTTTGAAGTGAGGATATTTCCCAATGATTCATAGCGATGCGGGAAGGTTTGCAAGAGGTACATCCCGACTTCAGCCTGGATTTCCACACATTTCCCTCTTCGATGAACTTGCCTCGTTGGCTCCTGCCCGTGGGCCGGAAGTGATCGGCGTCAATTCTCTGCTCTATAAAATTGATTCCGTCGGGCACGTCTTTGTTGGGGGAGTAGGTATATTCGACATTGTCGAATAGCACATTCCCTTCATCGCTTAATCTGATGCCTTTGCAAAAGCCGAACAGTCCGGGCAGTTTATATAGCTCGGGATTCGCCGCGCTACGGGCGTCGATCAGATACACCGCAAAGTGCCTTACTGCCGTCCCACTGCTGGCCGACGGCTGCCCCTCAATACAGCCTAATTTCCCCATCTTATAAGCCATGGGACGTCGCCCTAGATCATCTTCATGTGCCCGCTCTGACGGGAAGGCCTGAGCGCGCGTCATTACAAAGCCCTTGCCCTGCCAGACAAAATGTCCGTGCTCGATCGTGGGTGCTGGAACGATGGCGTTGGCATCAAATATTGCGCCGCGCAGCTGCGATTAGTAGCTATCGTATGTATAAACGGCATCGCTCTGCATCGTCAGCGCTAGTAAGAAAGCAATTTGAATCATCGATACTTCTGCTTTCGGCAGGCGCGGCATAGGATTGCATCGTCTTCCAGCGCGATCTTTTCCCCATTAATTGAGGCAGGATAGGAACCTGGCAGTACAACTCCACCAACGGTTGTACGAGCACCTTCGGTTATCGTGAACCTTTCCATTTTCCCTCCAGGATCGGGCGTGATCCGCCGAGTGTAGGAGAGTGAAAACTTCGCGAATTGATTTCAGTCAATGAAAGCACTAGGGTGGGGCTTGAACAACACGTAGGGAATCGTGCGTGGATTGGGTGATCCGTTATTAAGGACGCTTTGCTGCTGAGCTTGCCGTGATCCGCTGACATGGCGCGAAATCGCTGTGCGATTTCGAGAATGGCCGAATCGAAGAGTCGTCCGCTTGCAAGCGAACGTCGTTCCGCTGGCTGGCCGCATGCGGCCCGAAATCCCAGCTCCACCCCGCGCCCGTACCGGACGCCGATTCGTGCCCCGCCAACTTTGCGCCGGCGAACAAAAAATTAGGGCCCTACCGCTTGCGCGGCAGAGCCCTAATTTTTTGTTCGGTGGTGGAGACGGCGGCTATTGAACTTTAGGCCTCAATCATAGGTGACTTCGCGGATAGTTTGGGTTCGTATTACGCGAATACCCCCATGTATACCCCATTTACTCGGAAATTATCGAAGCATCTTGCGCCTGAAGGAGGGAGTCACTAATCTGCCACTACAGGTATTTCCTATGTACTAAATGGGCTTTTCAACGACAAAAGAACCCGCAGCTCTTGCCTGGAACATCTGTGGTGGACTCCCATCGCCTGGGACGTCAACGACCCATACTCCACTGAAGTCCTCGGCTCGTATCACCGTGCGATGCTTTAGAAGGAGGTTTCTCAACTTCGGCACAGCTTGGGGCAGGTCCTTAGCCAGATTCACCCAGCCTTTGTCTCCCCCCCAAGGGTTGTCTGCGTGAAGGAATTTCCCGAGCCTCTTGTAAAGGCTAACAAATTGGTCTTTTTTCAGGTAGTCAGGGCCTCGACGCTCAAAATGCCAGTGACCGGATGATGCTTGGACTGGCCCCTGGATCGGATCAGGATAAAAGTCGGGATTGAAGTTGCTGATCGTTAGGAAGATGGTGTCGGCTTGATAGTCTTTCCGAAAATCGGGCGACTTCACAGCAAGTTGCCGGAAATCCGCGTACTGCTTCTTGTTGGGAGCGATGGCTGCCAACGCAATGGCTTCCATCGCCTTTCTTAGTTGCAATGCAGCGGATTCTAAGGCGATTAGGTCCTGCGATTGCCCAAATACTGATGCATAACTTTCGCATGCAGCCAGGCGCGTTCTTGCTTCCGCCATCTTATCTAAGTAAACGGTTGGCTCTTTCATCGCATTCTCTCTACAAATCGTATGGTGGCTCCAATGGTCGGCTCAAGATTGGTTGTATGTCAATCGCAAAATCAGATTGTTCTGACTTAACAAAATGTATTCTTTTTTCCTACACATGGTTGTTCGTAGCTGACGAAGCTAGTGTCAATCGTGTATGTTTGAATTATTGTTTACGAGCAAAATATACTGCGATGTATCTATCTGAATTAGGCATCTCCAATTTTCGCAAACTTAAAAACGTACAGCTCCGTTTTCAACCTGGGCTAAATGTCATTGTCGGGGCGAACAATGTAGGGAAGAGCGCAGTCGTCGATTGTCTTCGTGCGCTGCTTGCTGGGCACGATGAGCCGTACCCCCGTTTTGATCTTGGTGATTTGCATCGGCCACCCGAGGGAATGCCCGAGGGCGATATCGAATTTCACTATGTTTTTCGTGAACTCGAACCGGACGATGAAGCCGATTTCCTTGCTGCCATTAAACAGATGGCTGATGGTCAGGTGGAAGCGCACATTCGGATACGATACTTTGATCCCGACCTGAGCGGTCGCTTCAAAGTGAAAAGATGGGTCGGTGACCACGAAGACGTTCCACTCAATTCCGATATGATGGAAAACTTGCGTGGCGTCTATCTTCAGCCGCTTCGTGATGCATCGCAGAGTCTACGCCCAAGCAAGAGCAGTCAGTTGGCGCGCCTTATACATCTCCTGGCTGACGAAGATGGTCGGGCAGGAATAAACAACGCCTTGATCGAGCTTGACGCTCAGTTGACTGGACATCGACCTATCCGAGACACGCAACAGGCAGTCACTACACGGCATAGGGAAATGTTGGGGAACCATTTGTCCCAAGCCATCACCGTCGGGTTAAGTGCAAGTGATTTCCAACGACTGTCTTCACGCCTAGCGCTGACAGTTGATAATTTTGAGTTGGATCAAAATGGCCTTGGCTTTAATAACCTCATTTGCATGGCCGTAGTCCTGAGTGAGTTGGCCAAGAATCCTGAGGCCACCTATCGTGGACTAATTATCGAAGAGCCAGAAGCCCATCTTCACCCTCAACTGCAAGCAATTCTGCTTGACTACCTTGCCGGATTGCCAGCGGTTGTCGGGGAGAAGCCAGTACAGCTATTTGTTACCAGTCATTCGCCGCACTTCGCAAGCAATGCTAATTTAGACTCGCTCACTTGCCTCGTTGACTCGGGTGACATCGTGACGTCCTTCTTTCCAAGAGAAGTTAAGTTCGACAAAGGTAAGAGAGAGAAGTTGGAGCGCTATCTCGATGTGACCCGTGCCGAGCTATTTTTTGCACGAAAAGTGATTTTCGTCGAAGGCGCCGCTGAGCGCATGCTTGTGGACGTACTGGCCAACAAAGCCGGGCATGAATTGCGCGAGCATGGGGTCAGTCTAATAAGCGTGGAGGGACTGAACTTTGATTCATTCCTTCCTTTGTTCGGCGAAAATGCTTTGAAGATACCTGTCGCTTTGATCACGGATGCGGACCCGCAGTCTCAGATCGACGAAGCAGACGAAGAGAATGTAGAGCCAAACAATGAAGGGCAAGTGGAAGGTGAAGCGGCTCAGGAGGATGATGAGGAGGTGGGCTATGACGATGATGAAGACGATATTGAGGATGCGGATGTTGATGGTGAAGTACCCGACGTCATAGCGCATGGCGATGTGAATCAACGCCAAGCACAACCGGCAGACGGAGGCCCCCCTGCGGCAGCGCGGAAGCGGCGAAAGGCCAAGGCCGTTTATCCAGCACTGGGCGACGCCGTCATTATTTCAAAGAACACGGCGAAAATGAAGGCTCGAGAAGATCGTTATGTAAGAGTGTTTTACGGTGTAAAGACGCTTGAGTACGACCTAGCCTTACATGAGAATAATCGTGATGCGATGCTTACTGCGCTGGCCGACTTCCATCCAAAGATCGCAAGAAACTTAAGACGAAAGGTTGAAGGCGAAGCAGACAATCGAGATAAGGCTAAGGTACTCTTCAAGGGGATGTTTGAGCGGAAGGAAAACAATATTCAAAAAGGGAGATTTGGGCAATCGTTGGCTCAAGTGATTACTGATGGTGCCGATTGCAGCGTGCCTGAATACATTCGCCTTGCAGTGGAACATATTTGTAATTGGCAGGAGCAAGCGTGAGGCCATCTGAGGAGCAGCAGGCCGTGATAGGCGCTCCTTTGGTCCCGTTGGCGGTTATCGCCTGTGCGGGGAGTGGGAAGACCTTTACAGCAGTTCGCCGCCTTGTGGAGTTGCGGCGCAGGTTAGGTGAATCCCGGGGACGCGTATCCTTGCTTTCCTTTTCAAACGTCGCGGTTAATACTTTTCGACAGGCCTATCAGGCTCTATCTCAGTCGCTCTCTCATTCTGCTGGACGAAACCGGGTAGAGATAGACACGTTGGATGCATTCCTTACCACACATGTACTGAGGCCCCATGCCCACCGTATCATGGGGGCGGCACGGACTCCGTTCTTAATTTCCGGAGGTGAACCCTTCGTCAGCGACATTCGATGTCAAACCACTGCATACCCGATTTCGATGGATAAGGTAGTCGTTGGCATTGACGCAGGTGAGCCAACTTTTTACTTTGATCACAATGGTGAAAAGGAGATGCTGGATCAAGAGGATGTTAGAAGAAAGGTTGCGCGTATAGGGAGAATGGGTGCATATACGCATGAACTTGGCCGCTACTGGTGTTATCAGACTCTTAGAGCGAATGCGACACTACTGCGAGCATTGGCGCGTCGGTTCCCTCACATACTGGTAGATGAAGCGCAGGATATCGGTGTCGTTCACCAAGCGATCCTTGAGCTTCTTTCCGAGGCCGGTGTGCAGATTTCACTAATCGGCGACTCCTGCCAAGCCATATATGAATTTGCAGGTGCAGATGGGGGCTTCCTGCGCAACTATCACCTGCGTGCAGGTGTTGAGCTATTTGAGTTGACCTGTAACTATAGGTCGCTGCCGTCAATTCTCTCTGTAGCAAACGCAGCCTCAGGCCGAGTGGATGACCCCGACCGCGAGGAAGAGGATGGGCGCCATTCAGCTTACTTCATTGGCTACACCGGACGCAGTTTGCCCCGTGTTCTGGAAGCCTTTCGAGCCAAAGTACTGGAGCTAGAGATGAAAGAAGAAGATGCGGCGATACTTTGCCGTTCGGCGGATTCAGCCCGGAGACTTTCTGGAGTGATCGAACCGTGCGGGCAAGGGACTTTGAAAAACTTCGTTCAGGCTGCGCTTTACCGCGACGTCAACGGCAACTTCATGGAGGCATTCAGGTTTGTCTTACGTGGTGTGATGAGTTTGCTGATTAATCCGCCTCATGACCTGATGTCGCGCCTTGTTCGCAATGACGAAGACCCTGCGCTGCGCAAATTGCGACGCCGATTGTGGCGATTTACGAGAGACTCACAGGCGGGGCTTCCCGCAGCAGTATTACCCGGCGCGAGCCAATGGCACCCAGTCCTGCTCGAACGCGTTCGCCAACTACTTGACGAACTTCAAAGGGAATATGGCCTTGTGCCAGTTGACCATATCGGAAGAAAGCTGGCTCGAACTGGCCTCGTTCCAGGGCCATTAGATACGCGAGCAGATGTGAATGATGTCATGAAAAAAAGGCTGCGTGCAAGCACAGTTCATCGAGCGAAGGGCGAAAGCATTGATGCGGTTTTGTATGTCGCTACTGGGGCGCACTCGCAAGCGATGCTTGATGGCGTCGATAGTGAACTGGGGCGCATAGGGTACGTTGCATTGACCCGAGCGAGAAATCTTCTTTGGCTTGCTGTACCTACGAGCGCACTCCGACTACAACGTCAACGATTAACTGCAATGGGATTTCGAGAGTCTGTGCTTCCACGAGCTTAGAAGTAAGTGAAGGTGAATGCTTCAAACTGGCTGCTGCCATTTCCCGCTTGTGCTGCCCGAATGCCGTCATTCGGTCAGTCGATTGTGCGGTGTAGGGGATGTGCGGGACGTCATAGGTGGCGATAGAGATGGCACAACGGCGTTGCTATGGATCGCAAAGATGCTTTTGAAATATTGCGCAGGCTTTCGGAAGCGCGTGTGGTCTAGCTTTGGAGGTGATGGCTATGTCATTTTCATGGGAATTAGTTGTCAACGAGTTTGATAGTTTGGCAGAGTCGAGTCATTGGAGTAAAAACAAAGATAAAGAGTATCGGAAGCGGTATCGTCAGGGAACGAAGACTATGGTTTCGCTGTATGGAAGCAAAACGGATGATCCGCAAACCATAGAGGTTGCATTAGGGGCCAAGGCCTTGGCGCAATGCACACTGAGAGATGTTGAGGAGGTCAATTTTTGGATTCACGGGCTCCAGTCCTCGGTCGGCAAGTACGCGAAACCAAAATCGAAGTATAAATTTCATCGGATTGCAATCTCCTCCGAAAAAGAAACTCAAAATCTAATCAACGCAATTCGGGTCTTTCTGCAAGATTCTGAACGAAGCGGAATCAGTGAAATACTTCGTCCTGAAGACGTAAAAGTCCTGCGTGACATATGGAGTCGACGAGGGCAGGCCGGGTTTAGAGAAACTCTTTTGAAACTCTATGAGAATCGATGCGCAATTACTGGCTGTGAGACGGTTGCTGCATTGGAGGCCGCACATGTTGTGCCTTATTCGCAGGGGCATCATTACGAAGCCAAGCGAGGCATCCTACTACGTGCAGACGTGCACACCCTGTTCGACTTGGCCCTTATTTCTATCGATCCCTCGACCCGCACTGTTGTCGTTGCGCCTGGCGCTCAATGCGATTACGGGCATCTCGACGGCGTGAAAATTTCTGACCCTAAAGAGCCGTGGGCTATGCTCGATTTGGAAGACATTCAGATGCATTTCAGACGTTGGACGCAAGACCGAGAGGCAGAGCAAGCGGCCACATCGGTGGATGTTGGAGATGAGTAAGCATGGCTTGATTTGCTGGCCTTTGCAATGCAGATCAAGCGCAGGTAAATAGTAAGTCGACTTGAACAGGATGCATTTTGTATTTTTACATTGATGAAAGCGGCCATACCGGGCCCAATTTATTCGACGACAGTCAGCCAATGCTGTATTACGGTGTTCTGTCATGCGCTTTTGATGTGGACGTCCTTGCAGAGCCTGAACTGAAAAGGCTACGTGCTGAACTCAGAGTGGAGCGCTTACATGCAAACCAGCTTGGCAGCGGGGGGCTGGTTCAAGTGCTTCCACAGCTATTGAGACTTCAGCGCACTCTTGGCTTGCAGTTGGATATATATCGCGTTGTGAAGGCCGATCATGCGGTCATCTGCTTCTTCGACCAGGTTTTCGACGCGGGACTAAATCCGGCAATGACATGGACGGGGTATTGGACGCCTATTCGATACGTCCTGTTGATGAAGGTATCTGGCTTGTTCGATGAGGAGTTAGCCAAGGCAGCGTGGGCTGCCAGAATTTCACTTGATTCCGCGGAGGCGTCAAAACAGCTAACGTCGATCTGCACGATCTTGCTTACTCGGGTCAGCCGACTTCCTGACGCCCGAAGCAGGGAAGTTATTGGCGACGCGCTGCGTTGGGCGGCTAACAATCCCCACGAACTGTATTACAACACAAAGGACCCCAAGGCCCGGCTGCAAGTGATGCCTAACGTAGTGGGATTTCAGTCTGTGATTCATGGAATTACCAGGCGTATACGGGATTCAAGCGTTAAGGCCAAGCGGATCATAGTTGATCAGCAATCGCAGTTTAATAAGGCCCAAAAAAGCCTATTGGAGTCCTACGCCCAGAGCCGTGAAGTCGAATGGGAGCTTGGCCCGGGACTGCCAAAGATGGATCTAGCGGATGTTCCTGACGTACCTCTAACATTTGCATCAGGTGTAAGCAGTTGTGGGCTTGAGCTGGTTGACGTCTATCTTTGGATTTGTAAACGGCTTTTTGAGAGAAAGCAGGTCGCAAGGGAACTATACGCATTGTTAGCTCCTCACAAGAACCTGTCGAACATTTATGAGATTTCACTTCGAGCGATTCAGGAGCGATGGGGGCCGCACATTGAAAACCTGCCGAGGTTGAGTGATCTTTCAGAGGAGCAGCGTTTGGCTGGTCAGGCGCTACTTGCCGCAGATGAGCAGCGGCGGCGTGCGGCAATGGAGGAGCCAGTGGTGAGGCAGCCGAGGCAGAAATAAATGTGGTGGCTCGGACTGATCGACACTGACCGTCCAATGGTGGACTGGCCAGTCAAAGCCCAGCGCGGGCAATCAGGTCGCGTACTGTGATATCCAGCGCCTCTGCGATTTTGAGCAGGGATAACACGGCTACGTTGTTGTCGCCTCGTTCGACGCGGCCTAAGTAACTGCGATCAACTTCTGCGAGCAGGGCCAGCGACTCCTGCGACATATCGCGTTCGAGGCGAATATCGCGGATTGCCTGACCAAGCGCAACCAGAGCGGGACTTTGACGATGTTTGGAGAGATTGGGCACACGCCAATCATCCGTATATAATCTCCGACTTTCGACGGTACATGTACCTCAGTGTCGTTGTCTCTATATTGTTTGATGGGGTGTGGAAGAAGTATGCAGTTGGATATGTTGGATATTAGAGTTACCGTGTATGGCTTGGCATCGTCAAAGGACGCAACGATTCGATATGTGGGGCAGACAACCAAAGTGGTTAGTGAGCGCCTCAAGGAGCATTTGACGTGGACCAGGCGGGGCAGGGACAAGAGTCGCCGCACCGCATGGATTAAGTCCGTTCTGGAAGCCGGCAACGAACTGACAATCATATCCCTTCAGGACGGCGCCGAGCTGCACGTCGACGAGATGAAGTGGATCCAGCACTTTACCGATGCCGGGCATGACCTAGTCAATGGATCGATGGGCGGCGACGGCTGCATAGGCGTTCCGAAGTCGGAGGAGCATAAAGAGAAGATTCGTGCGGCGATGAAGATTCGGAAGTGTCCGTGGACCAGTGAACGAAACCGTGCGCAGAAGGGAAAGCCAGGCCATGCAATCACTCCCGAAACAAAGTTGAAGATTTCGCTAGCAAATAAAGGGAAGCCGAAGAAAGGCTTGGCAGAACGGAATATGGAGCGCGAATGGACTGAAGAACAGCGTCAGCGGATTCGCGCCACGCGCACCAATCGGAAGCTGTCGGACGAGGATGTTCGGGAAATTCGGCGACTGCTTGCGCAAGGAATGACGCAGACTGCAGTGTCAAAAATATTCGGAGTAACCAATGGAACAATCAGCGAAATTCATCGTGGCAGGACACATTCCCTTGTGAAGTAAGCTGTTTGCAAGAGCGAAGCACGCAGCTCTTGAAGGTAATATGTTGACTGCCGCCCTTCAGACTTGATCAGCCATTTCTTACCTGTCTAGGGGGCGATATCGACGCAAATGGTGCAGCCGTCCTCTCGGGTCCGCTAGGATGCTGTTAGTGGCGCATCAAACAATTGAGGAACCAAGACTATGCAATGTCCAGTCTGTGGCTGAGCCGCACTGATGCACGATACCCTCGACCTCCCCGTGACTTACAAGGGCAAAAGCGCGATCATCCCCAGCGTGACAGGCGATTAATGCCCTGCCTGCGGCGAGGTGATCCTTAACCGACAACGCCGATTCAGTAAAGAACCCCGCTCGTTTGGCCGCGACGCACAGGCGGATGTTTTAGAATTGAAGCTCTCAAACAGTGATAAGTGAAGCTTCGACATGCGCAACGACGACAAGAAGAGGATTGAGAAATACCTGCTTACGAGCTTCTTGAAGCACGCGGCAATCCCGGCTTCGATTGTTGATGCACCAGAGCCGCCTGACTTTATCATCGAGCATGAGGGGCGACGCATTGGCGTTGAATTGACCGAGACGTACATCGAAATTAACGGCGGTTCTCACAGTCGTCAAGCGCAAGAGAGCAAGGCGCGTCGCCTTCTGCAAAAGGCGCATGCCTTCCACAAAACGCTCTGGTCCAATGCGCGAGTCAACGTGCAGGTCAATTTCTATTCAGGTCGCATAAGGCCGAACGAGAACTTGGAAGTAACAGCGCAACAACTGGCAATACTCGTCGGATGTCACCCGGTAAGCCCTGGTCAGGCCATAGTGTTACGCTCAGAAGAATATGACGACGAATTGCCCGATTCGGTAGCTCGTGTAAGAATCTATGGCCTTGATGATCACGGCCCACAAGAGCATTGGACGGAAGCGGGTGCGGGTTGGGTAGCACCGCTAACCAGGCAGCACATTGAAGAACGAATTGCAGCAAAGGCAAAGCGCTTGCCCAAGTACAGGAATGTGATCGCTGAAAATTGGCTCGTCATAGCTACCAAAGGCAGTAGCCCTTCACAGTTCTTTAACCGGGATAGTCTTCAATCCTTAGGCTCGTTTGTAAGCCCGTTTGAACGCACGTACTTCTTCGACAACTTAAGCGGAACCGTTATCTCGCTAACGGCGCAGGCTCCGTTCGCACCGCAATGA